GCCGCTCGCGCCGGAGGTTCCCAGCGAAAAGCTCGAGGCCGCGATCGAGGACGTCATTGCCATCGACGGCGGCGACATCCCGGAAGTCTGCCGCGAGCTCATCACCGCCATCGGTCGCGTCTCCATCGAGTGGGACAAGTACAAGAACGGCGAAGAACGACTGCCGGACGGTCAGCCGATCGGGCGATTCTGGGGGGCGATGGCGGCGGTGTTCGAGGCCCGCAAAGGGGCGTCGCCGTTCATCCCCAAGCGCCCCGAACCGGTCGCCGAACTGCTGCGGCAGAACGTGTCGCATCGGCAGATCGCGCTGCACATCTACGGCGACGGCAAGACCGGACCGTTCGTGGACAAGTCGGGGCAACCGGACATCCGCAAGATCAACGAAGAGGCGGCGAAGCCCGGAAGCGTGATCCCGGACGACTGGGTGCACCCCCGCGAACTGGAACTGCTGCGGAAGTACGAAGAGACGTCCCGCCGGCAGTTGCAGGCCCTCCACGACCGGCAGAACGAAGGGGACGGCACCGACCCGGCCACCATCGAAGAACTGCTGCGGGAAGGGGCGTACCCGGCCCAAGTCGCTCGGGCAAAGCGGGTGCCGATTCAGGACGTGCTCGCGGTGATGCACCGGCTGGCCGCTGAGGGAGTGCCGATCAACGCCGACCTGCCGAACCTCGCCGCCATGCGCGCACCGCAGGAGCCGCAAATCACGCCCGCTCAGGACCGCGCACTCCAACCACGAAAGCCGCTGGCGCAGGCCGTCGAGGAGATTGACGCCGACGACGAAGATCAGGATGAGGAAGTCGAGGCGGCGGCGTCCGGACGGGACGCGGCGGCCGTCGAGCAGCTGGTGCTGGAACTGCACGAACAGAATCCAGACTTCGGAGCCGGGGAAATCGTCACGGCTATGCGTGACAATCTCGGCGAAACCGTGACCGTGCAAAAGGTTACGGCGATCCTGCGGAGTGCGAAGAAGGCGGCGGCGGAAACCGTCGGGGCGTAGCGCCCGCTGGCGTGTGAGCGGACACTTAGGGGTCAGCATAAAAAGGGAGCCGGGCAGTGTCCCATAAGAAGGCGCGGCAAACGAGCGAGCGGTGCAAGATGGCGTTCCTGGCTGCTTATCGGGAGACCGGGAACGTCGTCCATGCCGCTCGCGCCGCGAAGGTCAAGCGGACGCAACACTATCACTGGCTCGACTCTGACCCGGAGTACGCCCGGCAATTCGACGAATCACGCCGGCAGGCGGCGGACATCCTGGAATCGGAGGCCATCCGCCGGGCGGTGGCCGGCACGAAGGAGATGGTGTTCGTCGGCGGCAAGCCGTTTCGCGACCCGGAGACGGGGGACTACCTGTACCGCTACAAGTACAGCGACACGCTGCTGATCTTTCTCTTGAAGGGGCTGTTGCCGGAGAAGTATCGGGACTCGTTCATCCCGGCGACGGGGGACGACGACGGGGTGCGCATCGCGGGGCGCGGGCGAGAGGCCGTTATCGAGGAAGAGATTGCGGCCCGGCAGAACGTCCTGGACATGCTGCGCAGGAACCGGCAGGGGACGAACTGACGGCGGTCGACTGGGGGGCTGACGTGTGCCGCAAGAAGCGTATTCGCTCTGGGTGCCGAGACCGGATCAGCCGGACCGGTACGACCAGCAGACCGCGTTTTTCGATTCGCGGCATGAGGGCATCACGTTCCTGATCGGCGGGAACGGCGCCGGCACCACGGAGTGCGGCGTCGCAAAGGTGGCCGATTTCGTGCTGCAGCAGCAGCCGGCCCCGCGATACGATACGCCGTTCTGGATCATCGGCAGCGACATCGAGCAGTGCATCGAAGCGCTGTGGAAAGAAAAGCTCTGGGGCCACGGACACATCAAGCCGTCCGAGATTGACTGGCGGCGGGTGCGGTGGTGGGACCAGAAAGCCGGCCTGCCGCTCAAGGTGCCGCTCAAGCCCTGGCCGAACCGGCCCGGCTGCAACTGGGTGCTGGAGTTCAAGGGCTACACGCAAGGCCGCGAAGCGATGCAGGCCCGGGCGATCGGCGGGTTCCTGTTCTCAGAACAGTTCCCGTGGTCGATTCTCGAAGAAGTGCTGCGCGGCTGCCGCGAATACAACTTCCGCGGCTCGAAGATCTGCGAGTTCACCCCCGTCGACCCGGAGCTCTCGTACGAACTGGAGGAGATGATCGAGAACGATACGGTGCCGGAGGGGTGGGGCATCTATCGTGCAAACACCGAATGCGCCATGGAGGCCGGCCACGTCTCGGAATCGTGGTTCCGCGAGTTCTTCGGCATGGTGCCGGAGGAAATGCGCGAGACCCGTATGACGGGGCGGTTCGCCAGCTACGAGGGGGCGGTGTTTCAATCCCTCAATCCGCTGGTGCACTACGTCGATGACGATTTCATGTTTCCCGGCGGCAACTTCCCGTCGAACGTGTTTCACCGGCGGGGCAAGGACTGGGGCGCCGGCCCGGACAACGCCGATGCGTGCGTCTGGGGATACAAGAACGGCAAAGGCCAGTGGTTCATCTACGACGAGTACGTCAGCACCGATCAGAACTACACGGTGCACGACCACCTGAAAGCAATCTCCGATAAGTGGTGGTGGCCGCAGAACAACCCGCACTACGGCATGATGTACGCCGATCCGAGCGATCAGGGAAACATCCGCATCGCGTCGCGGTTCAGCGAGTATCACCCGGAATACGACAACTTCTCGATTCAGAACGCCAGCAACCGCGTGTTTGAGGGCATCGATTACATCCGGTGGCTGCTGAAGCCGGACAAGGCCCTGGGCGGACAACCGCGTTTGTTCGTCCACAAGAAAAATTGTCCCTACCTTTGCCGGACGCTGCGGACGTATCGCTGGGAGCGGAGCAACGAGAACTCATTGAACCCGCGCAGCGCGAAGCCGCAGCCGCTGAAGAAGGACGACCACGCGGTTGACGCCTTGCGGTACATGGTATTCTCAGACGCCAATCGCACCGGTACGATTCCCGAGTCGATGGAGCGGAAGCGGGACCGCAAGCGTCACGGGGTGCAGGTGGCAGGGGGACGGGGACGATGAGCATCTACGGCGCCGCCATCCGACGCATGCAGCAACGGGCCGAAGCGGAGTTCCGCAATACGGCCGTCGGCAAGCTGATGACCGAAGTCGACCGGCTCCGGCGCCGTGGCTCCGCCGGCCGCAACGAACTGCTGCGGCTGTCGAAGCAACTGTCTCGCCTGGGGTCGCGCGCCCAAGTCTGGAACGACCTACAGCGGACCGGCATCGGGCAGCTGGTCGGCGAAATCGACAAGTACGCACGGCGCGGACTGAAGGAAGCCATCCTGGACGAACTGCTGGGGGCGCTCGGTCCGGTCGGCGGCCTGATGCAGATGTTCCTGCGCCCCGGCGGCCGGCAGGTCGTGAACACCGGCCGTGAATTGCAGGCGGCGGCCGACATGCTGCGGGCATTCGGCTATCGAGTCGAGGCCCCGCCGCGCGGCAAGGGGACGCAGCGCGTCGAGTCGGACATTGACCGCTCCAAGCGGCTGCTGGAGTCGCTGGGGTTCACTGTCACGCCCCCGCCGGCAGAGAAGAGTCAGCCACCGAAGCCGGAGATTGTCCCCGGCGGCGGCGGGCGCCGTGGCGGCAGCGGTGGCAAGCTAAAGGTCAGCGCGGGCGGCGTCGATTTCATCGTCCCGCCTGGCGACCCGCTTATCAGCGGCGAGTGGATCAAGGTCAGCAGTTCCAACGTCTACGCGATTGCGTTCATCTGGAACAACGCCAACCCGACAAAGGGCACGCTCCGCGTCCGGTTCCTGAACAAGCGGAAGGGGGCGAAGTCGCCGCGCGGGCCGGTGTACCACTACTACGACGTCCACCCTGCCCTGTTCCAAGACTTCCGCAATGCGGCCAGCAAAGGCCGCTGGGTCTGGGACAACATGCGGATCAGGGGCACGGTCAGCGGCCACCGCTACCGGTACATGCTCACGATGCTGTCGAGCGACGGCTACGTGCCACGGCAGGCGACTCGCCTGGGCAACGAAGAGTGGTTCATCCGGC